CAACCATCTTGTCAATAAGATACGTGAGCGTATCTTCAACTCGTAGACACTTAAAGTTAGGAAAGTTGTCCGTGACAGCAACTACTGTTGGAACCTCACGGTATGCCGTGTAGTGCTCTCGCACAAACTTCCAGACACGACGCAGGTCATCGTCAACAATCCAGTCATCTTTGATGCCCCGCTCAATAACGGGGATTATCTCTCGGTCAGAGATAACCTTGCTAATGAGTCGATACTCATTGTCGTGTGCCACATACCCTCCTACAAGTTGTTTAGGTCAAGCCCCCAAGACCCATATCGAGCTACCCTATCAGGTAAATCTATCACAGCCTTCAAATTGGTCCTGTACGGTAATTCTCCAACTAAATCTTGAAATGAACCATACAACTCGGCGTAATTAAATGGATTGCCTCCACGATTATCGAGTCTGTTCATAAGCTTATCTAGCTGTCCCTGTGTCCAGCCGTCTGCTTCAAAAGCAGCAAGTTCAACAGCTAACCCGTAATTAAAGGACGCATTCCAAAGCCGTGATAGTTGGGCATTGTTTAATGCAGTTATTTTACGAGATGCCTTGGCCTTGCCAAATAGTGGTTTAGTTTCTTCAGTCTCTGATTGAACAGCGACATCAATCGTCACTATTATGCGGGGCGGGGTCTCGTTAGAGATGTCCCCGTTTATCAATCGAGAACCTCGACCTTTCCGTAGTCGATAATGAATTGTCTAAACATTTCTGAATCACTCATTGCCATCTCCGCAAGGTCTTCGTCGACCTCTTGTGGAATGCTGATTGTGTAGTGACCCTCGTTATCTTGCATGTGCTTCTTGACATGCTTAACGTGGTTACATCTCCCGAAGGATTGGTAACTCTTACAGTTACACCGCACTTCTTTACTATTTGCAGAGTTGACCTCTACCTCAGCTATGCTGTCTTTGGTTAGGAACAACTGAATTGTTCTCCAAGGTGACTCCACTGTAAACTCTCTCATCTTGTCCTCCTCAAGTCCTTGGTATCTATTATGACACGAGTAAAGGCCTCGTGTACAAAGCTACCCATTGCATCTCCATATTTGTTTTTCCACTCTTCCCTCGGCGTATTCGTCGTGACAATCGTGGGTAACGCTTTATCGTAACGAGACCTGATTACCTCGTCAAATCCAGCGTTGTTGTAAGAAGAACCATACTCCTTACCAATATCATCCAAAACTAAGACACGAACATTTAAGTGGTCTAGCACTGAGCGTCCGTGGAACCCGTCCATCTCTAGCTGCAACTCTCGACGCTGGTCTGGTTCAGCGTCAAACATAGCTTTCTTTCTGCCTAGAAAATCGGGAAAAGTCATGTAGTAAATTGGGCGGGCACTGCGTCCGTAGTCTGTAATTGAGTACCCAAGAATCTCTCGGGCCTCTTTGTCATCCTGTGGCAAACGACGAATAAGCTCTAAAAGCGTAACTACAGCGTGAGTCGTCTTGCCCCTTCCAGGTTGCCCATCAAACAACAGGCCAACTCCCGTAGTTCCCAGTCCACCTAGTGACTTAATTACTTTGCCCTCAAGCACATCGCCTAGCCAGAAGTCAATCTCTGGAGCAAAAGTTCCAATGCGTGCTTTCACATCGTCTGGTGTCATTCCTATGAAACGGCTCGGGATGTTTCCGCCTGAAAGAATCCAATGTCTCTGCAGACTAGACAGATGTTGTGTCAATGCCCCTCCTCAGTTTTGCCTCGTAACGGTCAAGGTTACGACGTCCTGGCATCGAGTTGTCAAATCGAGTGCCGTCTGAAGCATACACGAACTCATCCTCTCTGCTCGACATTGCTTGTTCTTCTGACATAGTCAAGTCTGAATGTAGTCCTAGGTTTTTAAGGGCGATGTGTAGATGGCTGGTAAAGAACTTTAGGAAACGACCCTGCACGTACTGCGGGTATGAACGGGCTGCTGTCTTGAACCAGTTGTCTTCCAAAAAGAGTCGCATGACCTCTAGTTCAATGATTGGGTTCAGGTCAAACTGCTTTCGATTTTTGCCAAGTATCTTTTGCAATTGCACAGTGTTCACTACGTTGACTGCCCCAGGAAGTTTGGCGTATACCCGTGATGCAAACTCTGAAGCCACATCTAGTGGTGTCCAGTCTTCCTGCGGTCGTAAGTTTCTAGTTTTTCCTGAACGCTTGCTTACAGGTTTTTGTGTTTGTGCAGCGGGAACCTCGTCATCAAACAACCCGAAACCAGATAGCTCGGCATCATCGTCTTGCCAACCCTTCAAAATAATCTCCTTCACTTTCTTCGTATGTTCGGGCTCGAACATAAATAAAGACGTAGTCTTTATTTCTTTATTGTCTTCTATATAGTTACTATCACTATAGTCATGTGTTGACCCCACATTTTTGTGGATGACTTCATCCTCATTTTTGTGGATGGCAGAGTTCTCATCCACATTTTTGTGGGATGGTGAAATCAAGTAGTAACGGTTCTTGTAAAGCTTTCCAAAGTTGCGTTTAGTACGCTCAACTTTTATGAGCTCAGCTTTTTCTAGTCCACGAACAGCACGCCTAATGGACTCTTCACTGCACTGGGCATACCTAGCTAGCTCTTCCATAGATGCGGAACACACGCTGTTTACTGACAGTGTGCACAAAACGTCTAGAAGACGATATTCGCTAGCGGATAGGGGAGTAAAAAATTTCTCAGCAGACGTGCACATAGCACGCCATCATAGTCGACGATTGCCACCCGAAACAACGACAGGCCGATTAATTATCGACATAATTACGAGAGCCAAGAATCCAGCGGCTGGAGCTGTAACAACAAGAGTTAGACCAGCAACTCCAAGCAACCAGCTAAACAATACCCCCAGGGGTATCGTCAATACTCTCTTGGTAATGCTCGTTGACCACCAGTCAGCTGTGAGTGATGCGGCAAGTTCTGTGACGTAGCCTGTAGCCATTCCTGCAATAACAACTATAAGTAGAAGTTCCATACTTATATACTAGTAAGTAATCTTTGCAACCTCTACTCCAGCCTCAGTAACAATTCGATAAGAAACTGCGGTTGGTAGATACTTTTCAATTTGGTTTGTCAAACGCTCTATACGAACTTGCTTATTTACGTACTGGAAAGAGGCTGATTGGTGAGCCGTGCCGTACCATCCTGCGTAGTATTCGGCTGGCATTGACCCATCGATGTAATCAGTAGCAACTGGAGAGCGTTCAAGTTGAGCGCAATCAAAATACAGAGTTTCTCCAGAATCTTCAACGGTTATCTCAACTACAGCTTTAACAGCGTTATCTGTTGTAGGAAGGTATACGCTTGCCGAAGGCCTGCTCCAAATGTCTGTAAGAGTGACTGTGGTGGTAGTTGAATCAATGGTTGTACTAGTAACCGTGTCTACCAAGCTTATAGTCAAAGAAATCTCTTGGTCAGCGTCAGGAGACTTTGCATAAATAGACGCTGTGTAGAACTCATCTGTAAGAAGAATGCTGTCTGTCTCTGATGATACCGACGTGGTACCAGATGCTTTAGTTTCCAACTCAAGCATGGTCAATCCGCCGTACACCCCAATGACATCGGTTGGAACATATGCGCTGGCAGTAGCGTCAATTGTCCAAGCAGTTCCTGATGACAAGAATGTTGGGTTCTTCAAATAGTTAATCTTAGAAGGAGCAAGCTGGACTCCGACGCACCGTGCTTCGTAATACGAGGTAACGGTGCTGGGGGCTAATTGGATGTAGTCAAGGAACACAGTTCCCGTAGCTCCAAACACAAGTTCAACTCCAGCAAACTTAGCTTTAGTGTCGTACGTCCAAGACGCTAGCTTTACATTTCCAGAAAGTTGGGTAAGAGTTGCATCACTAGTGGTTAGGTTGAAGGACACAGTCGTAGACGTAGTTGCAGTAACCGTGTGGGTGCCATTAAACGTGGAGTTTAAGTTTGTTATTGTAATGCTGTCAGATGTTGTAAACGGGTGAGTAGTAGTCAACGTTGCTGTCACTACATTGGAGCTAACTTCTAGAGAACTAATTACTCCTTCAAATCCTGGAGGCCACGCCGTAGTGTCGTATTTAGCCCAAGACGTAGTAAGGGTTTCTGCGCTTCCTGTGGCTGTGCTTAGTTCTTCTCCCAAATAGTTGTACCAAGTTACTTTAGGAGTGATAGTGTTTGCAGCTGCGCTCTTTGCGTAGAACGAAAGAGTAAGTTCAGCACTAGTCTCTAGAGGAATTCTTGCGAGGTTACTTCCAAGCAACCCGTTTCCAATAGAAGCTCCCGCAGTAGTAATTACTGCTTTTCCTGTGTAGATAGTGTCACAGCGAGAAGTTTCGCTAGGGTCCGTGTCTTCGTTGTCTACTGACGTTAAAACAACGTCCCCAAAACTAGACCAACCACCAATGCCTTTGTAGAACGAGCTGTCTTCCATTGACAGCATCAAATTAGGAGAGGTTCCAATGGTGGGGGCGTATCCAGTAGTGCTTTCGGCAAAAGTACTTAATCCTACT